CAGGCGTTACCTTTAATGAGACTGAACTAAGAGCAGACTTTCCTAACAATGGTCGTATTATGTTATTATCAGGTGAGAACCCTGATGCTTTGAGAGGTATTTACTTGGACTTGTGTGTCTTTGATGAGTATGGGATGCAGAATCCTAGGGTATGGGGGGAAGTTGTTAGACCAGCCCTATCCGATAGAGAGGGTAGTGCCATCTTTTTGGGAACACCTGCTGGGCATAATCATTTTTTTGACATACTACAGCAAGCTAAAGAGCAGGGCGAGGAAGGCTCTGACCAATGGTACTGGAAGATTGCTAAGGCTAGTGAGACAAAGCTAGTTAAAGATGAGGAACTGAAAGCTGCACAAGTGCAGATGACACCGGAGCAGTATGAGCAAGAGTATGAGTGTTCGTTTACGGCTGCTATTATTGGTGCGTATTATGGGAAACTATTAGCTGATGCTGATGACAATGGCAAGATTACCAGGGTTCCATACGATCCTGCGTTGCCAGTTCATACGGCTTGGGACTTAGGGATTAATGATTCAACGGCTATTTGGTTTGCACAGGTCTATAGAGGGGGTGCTGTTAATGTTATTGACTATTATGAGAATAGTGGCGTTGGCTTGGACCATTACGCTGAAGTATTGCGAAAGAAAGATTATCACTGGGGAGATCATCTTGCTCCACATGATATTGAAGTTCGAGAACTGGGTAGTGGAAAATCGAGGTTAGAGACGGCTTTTAGCTTGGGGATACGATTTAAGGTGATACCTAGAATGAAAATAGCTGACGGAATCAATGCTGCTAGGATGATGATACCTAAATGCTACTTTGATAGAGACAAATGTGCTGAGGGATTGGAAATGTTGCGACAGTATAGGCAGGAATGGGATGAAAAGAAAAAGATATTCCGAGATCAGCCAAGGCATGACTTTACGAGTCATAGTGCTGATGCGTTTAGATATTTAGCTGTTGGGTTGGAGAATCGTACTACAATGACAAGGGCACCACAATCGGTGGCTGTGAATGAGTACAATCCGTTCACGCTATGATGTATGGGCATGACTATGAAGATGCACTAGAGATGGTGAGGTATAGTGAGCATCATAGAGACTGGGATGACAGCATGATACAAGATTATATTGAAAAACCTTTAGGGATAAGACAGTATAAGATTATGAGAAACGAATTACATGAGCCATTGATGTTTGCTACATGGGCATTTCCCAGTGAAGAGCAGGTACATGATTATGTTGGAACCACATATTTCCCTACTGATGGATACAAGGGTGGGGGTAAGGATGTTTGGTTAGTAGACTTTATTGCAAAAAAAGGTTATACAAGAAAAGGATTCCTTGAATTAAAAAGGATGTTTATGAGAAGTGGTTATAAAAAAGCCTATTGGTTTAGACCTGAAACTAGAAAGTTAGGTTGGCATATGTTGAAAGGAAAGTAACATGGGTGGTGGTCCTAGTGGTGGTGGAGATTCAACAGGGAACTCTATGACTAATAAAGATGTAGCTAAAGCAAAAGCTAACAGAGATAGAAAAGAGATGGCACAATCTGGTGTGCAAGACCCACTTGACTTCACAAGATTAAAAGAAAACTTACAGGCAAGAGAGTTAGAAAAGAAAGCAGAAAAAGGGCAAATAAATGTTCCTGTTCCTACCATGGGAAGTATTGCCTTAAATACCATTGGTGGATTAGCTATGCAACAGCAAGCTAGAGAGTTAAGGCGTGGTGGCGAGATGGTTACTGATGACCAAGGCGAATACAAAGGCGTTGTCGGCACAAACTTTTTAGGTGGCAGAGTTTACAGTGGTGACCCAGCTTTCGATCCTATGAGTCGTGGCACAACAAGTGGTGATGATAGTTCTCCAACTACTCAAAGAGCAGACGTTACGCCTGAAGTCACACCAGAAGTTACACCTGAAAGAATAGAGAATGATGATACAGTAACAACAAGATACGCAAGACGTAGAACAAAAAGGTCTGGACAAGCTGGTACTATAATGGAAGGTTATGGTGCATTAACAAGAACTGCTGGTTCTAGGTCAATAACATAGGAGATAATTATGGGTGGTGCTCCAAAGAAAATTGTAAAAACTGTTAAGAAGATTACAAAACCTGTAGAGAAGGTCGTTAAGAAGGTTGCCAAGCCGATTGAAAAAGCGATTGTAGAACCATTAGAAAAGCCGGTAAAGAAGGTTGTTAAAGAGGTAAAGAAGGTTCCTAAAACAGTTATAGAGATAGGTGCTGACATTGTAGAGCCTTTGGAAAAACCAGTTAAGAAAGTTGTCAAGGAAGTAAAAGACTTACCAAAAGATATAGAGAAGAAAGTTTTTGAACCTATAATTGAAAAACCTATAAAGAAACTTGTGAAAGAAGTTAAGGAAACTGTAACAGGTACAGACAAAGAAGATTATCGAGCACCAGTTACACCAGTTGTTACTCCAGAAGTTACACCAGAAGTTGTTGAAGATGAGAAGCCACCTATTATGACAAGGTATGCCACTAGAGGAAAAAGATCAGGTCAAGCCGGTACAATCATGGAAGGCTATGGCGTAATACAAAGAAAGAAATCAGGAAGAGCCGTAACATAGGAGATAGCAATGTCATTCTTAAAACCAAAAGTATATGTTCCACCACCACCACCAGTTCCAGAGGAACCTGCTAAAGCTGATTATGAGAAGGCTGCTGCATTAGCTGGAGAAGCTGAAGCGACAGAAAGAAAGAAGCGTAGAGGTCGTGGTAGTACAATAGTTGCTGGACAGCTAGGCGAAACATCTACCAGCATGGGCAGCACAGGTGGCACACCAACTTTATTAGGATAGAACTATGATGAATGTCAAAGATATAGTTGCTAGATTTCAACACGTTGAAGGTCAGCGAGATAACTGGAATAACCATTACCAGGAGTTAGCTGATTATATGCTGCCAAGAAAAGCAGACATAGTTAAGAAGAGAAGTCGTGGCGAAAAGAGAATGGAACTTATCTTTGATGGCACAGCTTTACAGGCAGTTGATTTACTATCATCTAGTTTACATGGGATGCTGACATCAGGTGCTACACCTTGGTTTCACTTGACAATGAAAGATGAAGAGTTAGGTAGAGACGAAGAAGTACAAAGGTGGTTAGAGGATTCATCACAAAGGATGATGCGTGCTTTTACTATGTCTAACTTTGAAACAGAAGTCCATGAGATGTATGTTGACCTGGTTGTGTTTGGTACTGGCTGTATGTTTGTGGAGATGGATGACAAGACATTACGTTTCAGTACAAGACATATATCTGAGTTTTACGTCACAGAAGACCAATATGGTATAGTTGATACTGTTTTTAGAAAGTATGAGATACCTGCAAGACAAGCTGTACAAAGGTTTGGCATTGATAATGTAGGTACTTTTATTGCTAGGACATTTGAAAAGAAGCCTGATGAGAATGTAGACATACTTCATGTTGTGATGCCTAGAGCAGATAGGGATCCTACGAAAAGAGATAATAAGAATATGCCGTTTGCTTCTATGTATATCTGCATGGAAACAAAGATGATACTGGCAGAGAGTGGTTTCCAAGAACTGCCTTACGTTGTACCACGCTTCTTGAAGGCAACTGGAGAGGTGATGGGGAGATCTCCAGCAATGGTTGCGTTGCCAGATGTTAAGATGATAAATCTTATGTCTAAAACAATCATACAAGCGGCACAAAAAATGATAGATCCTCCACTACTAGTGCCTGATGATGGGTTTTTGCTCCCTATAAGAACCCAGCCTGGGGGTCTCAACTTTTACAGATCAGGTTCCAGGGATACGATTACACCATTACAAACAGGTGCTAACATACCTATTGGACTGAATATGGAAGAACAGCGAAGAGCAGCAATTCGTACTGCGTTCTTCGTTGACCAACTTTTAAGTGGCAATCAGCCAAACATGACAGCCACTGAAGTTATACAAAGGCAGGAAGAAAGAATGAGAGTAATAGGTCCTGTTCTTGGTAGATTGATGAACGAAATGCTAAGACCTTTGATTGACAGAGCGTTTGCTTTGATGCTTCGTGCTGATATGCTTGCTGTTCCACCAGAGATATTACAAGGCATGGATATAGATATTGAATATGTATCACCACTTGCTAGGGCACAGAAGTCTAGCTCTGTTAATGGTGTGATGAGAGCGTTAGAGATATTGATGCCGTTGTCACAACAGTTACCGGTAGGAGACCACATTGATCCTGATGGATTAGTTAACTACCTAACGGAAGCATTAGGTGTGCCAAAGAAAGTATTAAGACCTCAATCAGCTATTGATGAAGAAAGAGAACAGCGTGCAATGATGCAGCAAGAGCAGATGGAAAGACAAATGGAGCAAGAAGATGTTGCTACAGTCGGTCAGGCTGCACAAGCTGTAAGAATGGTGGGTGCAAATGAATGACCAGATAACACAGCTAAAGGTAATGTATAGAGATACCTTTGATGATAATGCT